TATAACTATTCCTGAATGGCTTTCTGGTACTGGCACCTATGCTGATGGCGTGGCGCTATACGGGCAAAGTAAGACTTCAAAAGCGACATTACTCACCACCTTATCAAAGGGCGATAACCCAAAGAACAGGGAAAAACTACGCTACGAGTTCAAGAAACTTATAGCGCTGCCTGCGCCGGTTGCTCTTATGCCTACCGCACCTATTACAGCTAAAAAAGAAGTGCCCGTGCCTGTGGCGGATAAAAAGCAAGCGCTTATGTTCCATAACCTGCCCCCGGAACTGCGACCGGTCTACAAAAACGCCATGGATCTGTTTAGGGAAAATTGCATGCTTAAAGTGCAGCTTAATGAATTGGCCCCGGTGCAGAAAAAAGAGGCATTGGCAATACAGACACAAATATTTGATAACCACCAGGCAAACCGCCTGTGCTGGCAAAAAATAGATTACTGGCTTACACATCGTAAGCTGCCATTTGGTTGTGTTAGAATAGGAAATACATCTGTTTTCAAACTCAAATGGCTGTGCAGGCAATAGCCATTTACCAATATTTTTTTGATAGTGGTAATTTCTTTACCGTTTTCTATTTCTGTGCTTTGATAATCTTCAACCCATGTATGCCGTGCATATCCAAGCGCAAAAAGTATATCGGCTAATTCATAATCTGAGATACAGTCCTTTGGGAACGATAGCCACAAAAATGTAAGGATATCGCCTGTAGCCCTTTTAAAATTGGCTTTATCAGGGTCAGACGGCATAAAGTTTAGCCGTATAAATTCAGTAACCTGTGTTTTTAAATCCAGTGGGTTCATACTGCAAAAATGGAAAGTGCAGCTTTTAAAAAATAGGACATAAAAAAAGCCCTGCATTGCAGGGCTTTTGTATAAATATAAAGAAGCTTACGCCGCTGGATGCATAGTAATTGCAAAACCGGCAGGATATACCGGCGCAGGCCACTTCTGCTTATCCATCATGGTGATGGTTACGCTGTTCTTGCCTTCCATAGCAGCCTCGATAGCAGCCTCTATACCGCTAAAACGCGCTGGCATCAGTTTAGACCCCATTTGCCTTACGTTGCCCGTACCTATCTCTGTAAGCATCGCTATGAAACGCAGGTTTTTAACAAGGCGCAGGTAACCCAAAAGCTCAGCGCTACTACCACGAACTTCCATCACGGCTTCATTTTGGAACAGGTGGCCCTCGTTATCGCCAATCATGGTGGTTTTAATGTTGCCCGTTTCCTCTACGCCGTTTATAGACGTAAAGCCCTTACCTACCGGGAAGGTGTGCGCTGTGGTTACCGTGGCAAGATCAGCCACGTTTACGTAAGCATCCAGCGTGGGAGGCGGTTCGCCTATTACGGTAAAGTCTTTTATCGGCGCGATCAGCACCTCAGAGCTAAGACCGGCTACAGGTTCGCAGCTGTCTGCGCCTACATTTACAAGGTTTATCTCACACATATTACTGTACTTGTTTTACAAAAGCACAACCGCCCACTATAAGCGATTGCATAGCCTCTGCATCGGTTAACAATTCATTTAAAGTCCATACCCGGCCATCATGCTTTATGCGCTGTGGCGCACGGTCGCTAAAGCTGTAGCGCTTGCCGTTATATTCAAACGGTTCGCCCAGCGGTTCCGGGGCTTCTTCTGTCGTTAGCGCAGTGCCAGCAACAAAAGTTTTAAGTTCTTCAGCCTGCGCATCAGCAAAGGCCGTTAAGCGCGCTACTTCTGCGTTAGCTGTACCCAGATCAGCAGTAAGGTTGCCTATCTCAGTGTTTTTATCTGCTAACAGGTCAGCAAGACGGCGGGTACATTCATCGCTCATGGCCTGAACATTACCTTTAAGTGTACTGATTTCAGTCTCCTGATTATCAATAACACCATTAAGCCGGTCTATCTCTGTATTCATTTTAGCCACCTCGCCATTATTTTCATCAATAACCGTTTGTGCTACTAAAACAAACCCATCAGGCACCGCCACCGCTTCTTTAGTAACCGGTGCTGCATCTGCTGCAGCACCGGTGCTTTTAGTTGTTGCTCTTCCCATAGGGCTATACTATTACAAGGTCTTCGCTGTCGTAGTACAGGGCGTTAAGCGCTGCGTTACCAAGTCCGCGCGGAGCATCGTTGTATACGGCTACATACACCAGCTCGTTAATAAGGAACTCATAGCCCAGCCAGAATTCCATAAATATCTTGATGGTATAATCCAGCGTTTGCACATCGGTAACCTCAGGCATATCAAACAGGTCGATAAGGCGCACCAGGTTATCATCCACGGTAGAGAAAATAAGATCATCCGGGATGAACGGCAGCGCTACCATTTCCAGTTTAAGCAGCGGCGTTTTTATCGTGTCATTTTGCAGGTAGTTTACATTACGGCCATACTCAGCCTCATACGCCTCAATGTAGGTAAGCAGGAAGCTGTCGCTTACAAATACTCTTTTTACCTTTTTACGGGTTTTCTTCGGAATGCCTTTTTCATACACACGCACCTGGTCGAGGATGTTGGATGATGTAACAACATCCAGCGGAATCTTAAACATCGGGTGCGTAGCATTTGCAAGGCCATTTGTGATGATTTGAGGTATACCGTTTAGCGATGCACCGTAAGCACCTGCCGCTGTAGCGGAATTGTATACACCTGTCTGGCTTAGGTCTTCAATGTCATCAACAACTTTCTTAAGAAGGTCTTCTATGATCCACTTAGAAATAGGCATTTCGGCAGCAGTTTTCTTTTCATTATACAGGTCTGCCAGCCATGTATTAAGGATTTCCGATGGAATGATCGGGAAGTTTACCTTCTGGTGAAAGTTCTCCAGCTTTTTGCTTTTAAACTGCGTTTCTCCCAGTACCTGCCATTGTGCTTTAAAGCCCTGTACTACACGGCTTATAATCGCGTTAAATTGCGGGAATTTACCCTTAACCGCAGTTATAGTGCGGCAATATGGGTTTATGGTTACTGTATCGGCATATACGCCGGCACTAATAACCTCTTTGTTGTTAGCCACCCACTCATTGAGTTCTTTGGCAACATCCTGTACTTTAATAGTATCGGCCATTATTTATTAAAAATTTTGTTAGCGATTTGGTTGTGGGGAGCTGTAGCGTCTACGTAGGCCGGCGTTGTTTTGCCGGATGCATCTACAGCGGGTTTAGTAGCACCGGCACCATCTGCTGCATTAGCCTTAGCATAATGTGCTGTAAGTGCGGTAAGTTTCTCCGGGAGTGTACCGGCAACAGGCAGGGCGGCAGCAGTAAGCATAGCATCGGCCTGTGCGGTTATCGCGGTAGCTTCAGTCGTGTGCGCCTTATTGGCATCAGTTAGCGCCGTTTCAGCAGTAGCCTGTGCGGCCTGAGCCGTAGCAGCTGTGCCGGTAAGTGTAGCAATACTGGCATCTTTATCTGCCAGTGCGGTTTCTGTTGCGTCCAGCTGGTCTGCATTAAGGTAACTGCCTTTTTCCGCGGTTTCTACCAGCGGGGCGGTCAGGCCTAAAACAGCCTGCAGGTTTGCACGCTCTTTACTCATAGTATTATTTTTAGGGTTGTTACTCAGTTTATCAGATAGTTCATATACCTTATCTATCGCGGTTTGTAGTGTTCCCAGCTCATCCACAAGGCCCATGCTCAGAGCACCATCGGCATCCCATGTGCCTCCGTGTAGCGTTTCATCTTTAAGCGCCTGCCTTACGGCTTTCATATCAGCATGAAACGTTTCTACAATAGGATCAAGCTCATTTTTTATATAGCCCTCTGCATTGCCTTTTAAAAGCTCTTCAAAATCGCGGTTCTTTTCGGTAGATTTTGTAGCATACTCGGTTATAACCTTGGCTCCCAGCTTTTCATAGTAGCCAGTCATATCTATAAAAGATACCATAGCACCTATACTGCCTATGGCATCAGCCCGCTTGTTAGCCACAATGTAAGATGCGGCACTACCTATATAATAAGCAGCACTGCACATTAGGCCGTCTGTATAAGCCACTACTGGCCTGCCGTAGTTTAGTAAAAAATCGTAAAATTCGGGGGTGCCGCTTACCTGTCCGCCACCACTATCTATATCCAGTACGACACCCTTAAGGTTAGGATCGTTCTCATAGGATTGCATGGTGCGCATTTTACTTTTAGTACCCTGCGGGCCGCATTCCTGGCTGTATTTATAGATAGGGTCTTTAAGGCTTAGTACCAAAACATAATCATTTTGGTTATTGGCTGATGTGCCAGAGGCAGCACCAGGCTTAACCATAACATGATCTGCTTTTTTTTGCTGGTCCTTATCGGCAATATCTTTGCCGTTAAGAATTATAGCCAGCGATGGTAAAAGGGCTTTGCCGTAAGCTTCGTGGATGAAGTAACGTCCGTTAAGTAAAGAATGGAGATTATTTACACTCATTTGTACAATGCTTTTTTAGCACAGTACAAACTTACCCTACACCCCTAACACGGCGTAGGACACGATTTTGCACAAAAAAACCACGCGGTAAGGCGTGGTTTTAATGATAATAATCAAAAATTTAAAATAGCAAAAGATAGTAATAATCAAAGGGGTGAACGTGCCGCAAACATACCGTACCCTATTTACACCCTGTAGGACATTATTTATAAATCTAAAATTTTCTACTCCGGGTTATAAAAAACAGGCCGCTGGCTCTGGGTACCTTTAAGGGTAATAGCGACCCCGTTCTGGTCTTCCATCTTTTGGCCGTAGGCATTGCCCCATTGCAGGTAAACAGGCTCTTCATTAGTGCCATACATCTTTCGGGTACCGTCGTTAAGGCAGGTAAGGGCGATGCCGGGCTTATTGGCATATTGCTCCAGCAGTTGTTCCATGGCCGCGCCGCGGTACTTATAGGTAAAGGCTATGCTTATGGGCCACAGGTTGCCCTGGTCGCCACTTGTGGGCGCATCGGCAACGGTAATGCTTTCCGGCAGTATGCTGCCATCCACTTCTACATCTTCGGGCGTAAGGGTTACGCCTGCAGCAGTAACATCGGTAAGCACCTCAGGCCATCCCGCTGTCTCTTCGAGCAGGTAAAAATCTACTGAGGCAAAGCCCGCCAGCTGCTCTTCGCTATTAAATGTCATACGCTAAAATTTATTTTTACCAAAGTGTACCACCGCAAACACCAGTATTCACAGGGTGTTTAACAAAACTTTTAGTTTGTGTCCTTTTTAAGTGTTGATTTCTTTGCCTTACGGGTATCGCCCAGGGCATAGCGCTGGTAGCTTTTATACAGGGTTTCCAGTTTTATGTCATCTTCTGTAATCTCATGGGCCTGCATAAAAAAGCGGACGCTTTCCATGGCTTCCCGCTGGTTTTTGACCTCTTTTTCTACATAAGCGTGAAACTCTTCTTTAAACAGTTTTTCAAAACAGGTACCTATCATCTTTAAAGTGTCGGCACCGGCGCTGTAGCGGCCCTCATTAAAATACTTGCTGGGTATGCCCACGCTAAAACTGGCCGTGTCTTCGATATCTTTCTCTTTACGAAATTGTTCATCCAGGCACATAAAAAGCAGCTGGCCCAGAAACGAAGTTTTTGTAAGGGTGTGCTCAGTACCATATTTTGCGATAAGGTACTTGCGCACATGTGGCGGAACAGGAATCTTAATGTTTATCATAAAAGTAAGGAGGTGCTAAAGTCGGTTAATTCAGTCTTAAATTTAACATTTTCTTAAGATATAACCAAATATTTGCAAGATTATTATTACTCCGGCAAAGGTCATCCATTTTTGCAGATCGGCATAGTACACAAATCATACCAGCTGGCCGGCATATATAGCAATTAAACCGTATATATATGCTTTACGGCAAAAAAGGCAAAAACGCGAAAAAAAAAGAAAAACGAAACTTTTATATTGATACCCCCTAAAAAAGTACCACAACGCAACATAAACATTATCAAATAGTTAAGTGTGGTATTTGTGGTACTTTTTGTGGAGCAAAAAAAAATAGTACCACAAGTACCACAATAGTACCACACTTTTTGCCGCGAGTTTTGTTGTTTATCTTATTATATATCAATATATTATAAATAAAGATAATACCTCTGTAGGAGTGTGGTACTTGTGGTACTTTTTCGGCTTGTTTTTTTAATGAAAAAAAATTTCAGGGAAATTTTGAGTTTTTAGGGGTGCGGGGAGGGGAAAAACAAAAGTGTGCTAAATTGATATACATGGTTTTTTTGACAGGCGGCCGCCAAATAAAAACCCCCGCACCGGGTGGGTGCAGGGGTTGGTAAGTATTATAGCAGATGGCTGGGCATGCGTAGCTTTTCTTTAGCCAGCTTCTTAAAGGTTTGCCGCAGTAGCCGTACGGTGTATGCCGCGACCAGGTCGGCCTCCAGCACGTCATCACTCCTAAAGTACAGGGCAAGCTCATTAACGTGGCCCAGGCTCTTTACAATGTCTTTTGCATTTTGCATGCGGATGTGGCTTAGCAGTTGCGCCTCGGCCAGTGTAACCTCTACCATGCGGGTAGCGGGTACATTACTTTTCTCTTGTTGCATATCGAAATATAATGTATGCGGAATGCCGCCGGTAGGGTTGCAACAACGTTTCGGAAAACGGAGTGCAGCCTTTCGGTTTCAACTGCCACCCATGGGCGGCATTCCTTATCGTAAAAAATTTTGTTTCGGATTTCTCCGATACGTTGTTGCACGACAAACATACAAAATATTTCAGCATACGTGTGCCTTTTCAAAAATGTTACACAGAAATTTACAAATTTTGTGGTGTTAAAGCACTGGTTTATCTTTGTGTATCTAAAAATTCAGGTAGAATTTCAGGAAATTGTCTCAGCGCACTACACGCTATATCTTTGTAAATTATAAAATCCCAATACATGAAAAATTCTTTAAAAAAGGCAGGCCAATGGCTAAAAAACAATTTCCCAACGATCAAAAACATCGTGAAAACAGGGTGGCAACTCTATAGGTGGTACCGCTGCGAGATCAAGTTTGACTGTATTTAAATTGCCATGCGCAGCTGCGCGCGGGTATTCGGTAAAAGTTCATTAAGCCATACACCTTCATGCGTCATCCGGGTCAAGGTGTTCATGTGTTTTAAAGAGGTAAAGGGCAGCCAGTCGGCTCCATAATTTTCACAAACTATGGTTTGGCCCCAGCGCTCCTGGCAGTAAAAAGCCAGCTCTTTAAAATCAATGTGGCGGCCGCTGCACACATACTTATGCCCGCCTGTGCGGTAGGGGCTGTCTATGAACCATGTGGCTACCCGGTTAGGTAGATCAGCGTAGTCTGTATTGGTAAATTTCCAGTGCTTTATTTTGTATAGGTTTTCAGCTATGCGTTTTTTGCTGCGCTGCAACTCAGTTTCGCCCCAGGGGGATACTGTAAGGTCTGGCCTTATTTTGCCACGGGCTATCATAAACCCCATTAGCCACGCCATTTCTATACAGTCAAAGCTGCTGCGGTCTATCTTATCGCCTTGCTTAAGGTTTGGCAGGCTCAGGATATCACCTGGTGAGCATTGCTGTAGAAACACCCATATTCGATACACCACCTCATACTTATCGTTTAAAATCACTTCATTTTCAAAGTATCGCAGTGCATACCGGCCGCTTCCGCCAAAGGGTTCTATAATGGTGCCGTGCTTTGGCGGAGGGTAATACTGCACCACCTTAGATTTTGATCCATAATAAGAAAACATGGGCTAATACTTTAAATCTGTCCAGTGAATAATCTTGCCGCTCCAGGCTTTATTGAAATATGCAAAGAAGTCATCAACGGTATCAAAGCCATCGTTCTGTGAAAGTATCAGCAACTTATCGCCTGTGATGCTCAGATCATCGATATATACCTCTGGGCCACGGTCGCCATAAATATCTTTTGCAAAATGGCAAATCTGTACTTTTTGGGTACCCTTACATAATATTTCCGGCGCAAACTGAAAGCGCTGCGGGCTACGGTTATTTAGTACCATGTGTATTTTAGTCCCGGGCTTCCATCGGTTATGCGGGTCTTCCCGCATGGTGTGTATTTTTGGGTGGTGCTTAAATGCCTCGCCAGCTTGTAGTAAGCCTTTGCTAATGCATTTATCGCGATATTGGTGCAGCACCTCATACTCAATATTCATTTGTAATACGCCATGCCATATTTTAGATACAAAACTTGTTTCTTTTCCCCCTATGCCTACCAGGCCTTTAGGGAAGTGTGTCATAAATGGTAAGGTCATGGTTAGGCGGTTTTAGGATTTTCGTATATCCAGCTTTTGCCGTTCTTTTTGTAATGCTCCCTGGCTTTTACAAAATCATCTGGCGCAGGGTCGCCCGTAATGATATAGAAAAAATTATCTACATCCTGCTGTTTGCTAAAGTGCCAGTACATCCTGTGCCCGTCTATAGCGCGGTACTTATCCAGGTTGTTTATGCAAATGCCTGCATGGCCTACCTTAACTAATTCCATTTCAAAAAACTGGTTAGGGAGTGCAGGTATGTAAACAGATACTTTAGATGCGTCTGGTAATTGTAATAAAGTTTCAAAATCCATAATGCTATTGTTTAGAAGTGATTAAAAATTACATATCAAGTTTAGACTGCGCGTCTTTCCAGTTGCGGCCAAATTTGCGATTGCTGATGTGCTGCCCTTTATCGTGCGTTAAATGGCAGCGCTGGCACCAGTGGTAAAGGTTATTGCCCGGGGCGTTCTTATCATCAGGGCTATACTGGTTGTTTTTTTTATCCTGGTCAAAATGCGCAGTAGTTAATACTACGGTGCTGCCGGTTACCGGATGCGGCAGCCCATTGACAGCCCTGCAATCAGGATAGACTGGCGACCCCTCGCATATGTTGCCACTGCGCTGGCGGATGGCCGGTACAATCTCTGTTTTCCAATTATCAGGATATTGTTTATAGTCAATGGGCATATAATAGGGTTTAGAAGTGATTAATATTTTTTAGGTAAACTCTAATCGTTTATCGTTCAGTACAATTTTTGTTTTAAAGGGGAAACCGGTTTCAGGTACCTGCTGTATTTGTTCCTGAAGTACTTTCGAGCCCGTCCAGGTAATACGCCGTTTGTTTTCGTGCTCTATGTCGAGCGTTAGGCGCAGGGTGCCAACTTTGGCGGTGCTTGGCTCGATCTTGTAAGCCAGTACAATTATTTCAATGTTGTATAATTCTGTTATGTCTATTTTTTTACCGGGGAAGTTTGAGCTTTGTGTCTTTATTTTAAATTGTTTAAAATCATGCATCGGGTAATAATTTCTTAATTAGGTGGTTGGAATTGCAATGTTTTGCCCATCCCAGGTATGAGGCTACTGATGCCGGGTTCTTACGCCGGTGCAGCATTCGGGCAAAGCGTTGTTTAATTGATTTTCTTAATAATGTGTGGGTGTGGTAAAAAACGTAGCCTACAAAGTCTATCCCGCGTGCCTGCACCGGAAATATCTGGTAATTACCTTTTACATCCAGCTTAAGTTCTATGCTCAGGTATTGCTTAATGTCGGCCAGCAATGCGTGTAGCGAGCCTTTATCAGGTGAAAGCACTACTATATCATCTGCATACCTGAAGTAATGCCTAACGCTTTTATCTTCCTTAATCCAATGATCGAAAAACGTCAGGTAATAATTTGCCAGGTACTGGCTTAAGTAGTTGCCTATGGGTAGCCCTGGTGCGCTGTCTATAATTTCAAACAGCAGCCAAAGCAAATCCTTATCCTTTATTTTTCGCTGTAGCAGCGTTTTCAAAGTCCAGTGGTCTACATTCGGGTAAAACTTGGTAATATCAAGCTTCAGGCAGTATTGCGTACCGGCTACATCCTTTAGGGCTTTTGTAACTGCACGGGCGGCGGCATGTATGCCCCGCTTTTTAATACAGCTGTAGGTGTCAGCGGTAAAAACAGATACAAATACCGGTTCTAAAACATTCATTACTGCATGATGGGTAATGCGGTCAGGAAAATATGGGAGGCGGTAAACCTCCCTTTCCTTTGGCTCATACACCTTAAAAGTTGAGTATGGCGATGTTTTATAGGTTTTGTTTTTTAGCATGTCGTGCAGGGCCTGGATGTTTGCCTCACGGGTTTTATCGTGGGTAGCAATGCCGTACTGACTCCCTTTGCCTTTGCGTGCCTTGATGTCGGCAAGCTGCAGGTTCTCAATGCTTATTATCTGGCTGTATAAATTTTTGATACGTTTCATGCCTTTGCTTTAATCGGTCGCTTTCCCTTGCAGTGATGCGGTACTAACGACCGGGTTAAATCCGTGATTTTTTGCCATGTTGGCAAGGCCTGCACCACCTTTATGTTATCTCGCATAGGTGCGAGCTGACATTCGAATTCGAGTTGTCGTTATCGTAGTCGTTGTACGAAAAACCGCCAACCGCTGAAGTCAACCCCAGGCGGTGCACCACCCATTATTTTTTACTGAATTACCATGTACTCCCTGTAAAGGTCAAGGAACTGGGTACCGGCATATTTTGCGATCTCGCTACTTTTATAGCAAAGGCGCGAGCCGACATACGAAGCCGAGCGGTCGTTAACGTAGTCGTCGTACGAAAAACCGCCAACCGCCGAAGTGTCATCCATATCAAACCAAGCAAGGTATTTATCAAACTTGCCATTTTTCCAGTCAGGTACCCAACCATCGTTTAAAGCTTTTGCTATAATCACCAGCTTAGCGTGCGCCATGAGCGCCTTGCCAAAACTTTCTTCTAAGCTGTCAGGGTAAGTAATCTTAAATTCTTCTGGGTTGATGGCAAGCTTAGTGCAGGCATCTTCAAATGTTTTGATTTCTGTATGTGCCATTTTTATTGTTGTTGTAGGGTTTGAAAATCTCTATAAAGGTCAAGGAACTGCGTACCGGCATATTTTGCTATCTCACTGCTGCTATAGCAAAGGCGCGAGCCGACATACGAATACGAGCTGTCGTGCTCGCAGTCGCAGTACGAAAAACCGCCAACCGCCGAAGTATCATTGTGATTAAACCACGGCCAGTATTTCCACTGGCTGTAATCTGACCAGTCAGGCACCCAGCCATCGTTTAGGGCGCGGGCAATAATGATAAGTTTTTGAAAGGCTACAACAGCCTTGCCATCGCCGTTAGCATCTTCTGAAGTAATGAACTCAGGTACTACAATGCTTAATTTGGTGCAGGCATCCTCAAATGTTTTGATTTCTGTATACATATCTATTTGTTTTAAAGGGTCATGAATGACCTGTAGATTTCTAAGAAAGTTGTGCCTGCATACTTTGCAAGCTCACCCGATTTATAGCAAAGGCGCGAGCCGACACCCGAACCCGAGATGTCGTAAGCGCAGACGTAGGACGAAAAACCGCCAACCGCCGAAGGGTCGTTAAAGTAGAAGTAAGGGCGATACTTGTATTCACTACTATTTGTCCAGTCCGGTTCCCAAGCCTCATTTAATGCCTGGGCAATAAGCTTTAGCTGTTTGTAGGCAATTTCATCCGGTGTTAAGCCTTTGCACTGCTTTTCAAATTCGGCCGTAGAAATACCCTGATCTTCGAGTACGTCAAAGAATGTTTTAATCCTATCCGTTACTTTTTGTGCAAATACCTCTTTACCGAATAAATTTTCAAGGAGTAACTTTCCTGAGTTTTTAGCATTTTGATGCGCTTTTAGAGCTGCATCTTTTTTAATTTCTAAAGTGTTCATACTATTATTATTGAAGCGATTAATATTCTATTTATTACCACCACATCCTGCCGCAGGCACTGCACTGCTGCAGCAGGAAGGTAGAGTTAACCGGGTAGCACAATTCTTTTGCCGCGCAAGGCTTACGCTTTGCCCACCGTGCCGGTCGTGATACGGTAGTTTTTTTGATGCGGTGCCTTTTGGTACAGTGCCGTAAGGCTTTCCTGCGTGTCGTAAAAACTAAACTCAGGGGTTTCGTTCTCTTTAAGATCGGTAATCTTAGCCTCCACTTTAGCCGTGTCATCATCTGTAAACACGGTCTTGGTGCCAATTTTAATACTGTAGCGCTTTTTAGCGCGCGGGGTGCGGTTTTGTTTTGCCATGTCATTTATGGGTTTAAATTTTCTTCAGGTTTATATTCTTTATCGTAAATAAGTTTATAGAGTTCGCGTATCTTATCCCACACGCTTATCCCTCCTTTTGGGGCTACATCATAAAACACAAGCTTGCCGGGTTTCTCGGCCCCATTTCGGCACACCGTTACTTTATAACCGCCACCATGATGCGGCACAGGGTAGATGGTAACACTTTGGTCGTTGCACCACTTGGCGTATTTGTGAAATTCGGCAGGTTCCATGTATTAGTACGGCACATCATCTTCTGCACCATTAGTTTTAGTTTCATCAAACAGGCCGCTTTCGCCGCCAGAGACATGTGCGTTGCGGATAAGGTTTACTATGCCGCTTTCTTCCATCAGGTCATAATCAAAGCAGTAGGCGCTGGTGCTGATGCCATCAAAACGGTGGCTCTTAACGCTGCCTATAAAATACTTTTTAGACCGGAAGTAGTTTTTCATTGTGTTTTCGCTAATCACATCTACGCCGCGGGTAATGGCCTCTTTGTGGTACAGCTGGTGCACGGCATTAAGGCGCAGCAGCAGCACACGGCGGCGGTTAGTGTTTTGCCAAACGATATCCTGTTCGCCTTTTTTAGTCTGTATCGTAAGGCTGGGCGGCACATCGATCTTAAATTCATTACCCGGTGCAATGAGCGGGAACGGCTTACGCTCTAAGAAGTATTGCAGTATCTGCCAGAACTGGGCAAGGCCTTCGCTTTCTATAATTAGGTCAGAACTATCGGTAACGGCTTCGGTAAACATTTTCCACATTTCTTCGCGCTTAAAGGGAAACTGAAATTTATCCCAGAGCAGTTCCATGGGCGTAAGCAGGGTTATGTAAGTGTCCAGCACACGCTGCTCGTAGGCGCGTTTTTCAAGCGTGGTCTTCATTTTTTTAGAAATCTCACGATAACGCTCATGCAGGTTTTTCTCTACCAGGGCACGGTGCTGCAGTATTTCTGTTAGTAAAGCATTCATGCCCTGTTCTTCCCACGATTTCAGCTTTGCATAATTTTCAATGTCTTCGGTCGTGTACGGGTCCATGCGTTTTATAAAGTGCCCTAATACAGATCGGGTAGTTAGCGAGTTGTCATCGCGGGCGCTCAGGTACTGCCCCAGGATAATAAGCGCACAGTTAACTTTGGTAGAAATGGTTTTGTTATCGCCCGATGCCTTACCCATTTCCCGCCCGCGGCCGTCAGCTGCGCCCTTCATACTCTGGAATAGCTTCAGGTCAATATTATCGTGGTACTCTTCAAACAGGCTCAGTGCATTAGCGTAGCGTGCCAGGCGGCGGTAAAAGGCAACGGGTGTACCGGCGTTAAGGTCAAAGGCGGGCTGCTTGTATGTGAAAATTGCCGCAAGGCTTTCGCCAAACTTTGATTTACCCGATCCTTTCTCGCCGCTTAGGAACATGTGCGGAAAATACTGGTACATTTTAATGAACAGGTCGCGGAAAACAGAAGCGAAACAAAATGCTATGCCCAGTACGGCCTTATCGCCGTATACCTTGTGCAGTTGTGCCATCCACTGGTTAAGCGTTATCTCTGTAGGGCGGTATACACAAAAACGGTCATTCTCATACTGGTCGCCTGAACTGTTATCGTAGCGGTGCATTTCGCTATATGCCGGCAGGTAGTAATAAGTGCTTTGTGCGTGGTAATCGCTATTTTTCTTCGCCGGGGTATCAAGCTGGATAATACCGTAATTGTTGACCTTTTTTATATTGCCCTCATGGTACACACAATCGGCATAGGCAAAAAATCCCTGGTCCTGCCATCCGAGGTCGGCGATCTCGTTTGCCGAGATAAAATCGCGCAAAATGTATTGCTTCAGCAAACGGAACCGTGACTCATCAAATTTTGAGGTAAATATAAAATACCCCAGGTCCATCATTTTTGTCTCAAACTGGCTCTTGTTTACAAAGTCCTTACTTTCAAGGTCTACCAGCCTTTTTTCGCCATTAATGTTAACCACTTCGCACAGGCGCTTATTTTCTACGTTGCCCGCTACGTGAAAAAGCGGCGTTATAGTATAGTTGGTTGCCATAAAGAAACCTTCACGACCCGGGAACCAGTAAGCGCTTCCGATGGTGCAGAAGCCCTTTTGCACAAATTCGGCATAGTCTGCACCCTCAGGCAATCCCAGTTCATCAGCAAGTGCCTGGTCAAGCACACCGCTTTTTTCGGCTTTCTCTTCGACCTTTTTTTGCATATCTGCAAACTTTTCGCCAAATGTGCCAATCTTAACCCTGAATATTTTAGCCACTTTATCGGCATAGCGCTTGCGCACTATATCATCTTTAATGGCAAAAAGCATCTGGGCAACAGTCTGGACGGCTTCGCTCACTTTATAGTCATCATTGGCAGCATGGTTCTTAAGCCACTCCGCTTTCCATAAAATAGCATCCTGTGCGCTGCCTATCATGTAGTCGATAAGCTGTGCCGTGTCTTCGGTGGCCTCTTCAATATATTTTTTGGCAAAGCTGTCCGGGTCTTCGCCTTCAGGCAGGATAACAACCGATGTGCGCAGGCCCTCACTTAGCAGGATATCAATATCACGCAGCATGGCCATGGTGCCTGCGCCGGGATCTCCGTTTGCTTTATAGCCGTCATTATCGCGGCACAGGATAACCTGCGGGGCAAATCGTTTAAGCTGGCGTGCCTGGTCGCCCGTTAGCGCCGTGCCGCCGCTGGCTACTGCGATATCGCAACCGTGCTGGTGTAACCCGGTAACATCTGTATAGCCTTCTACCAGTATCGCTGCGCCCACTGCCTGTATGCGTTTTTTAGCCTGGAACAGGCCATACAGCACTTTAGACTTAGAATAAATTTCGGTTTCCTTACTGTTGATGTATTTAGGGCCTTCAGCTTCATCAGCACGTCGGCCGCCAAAGGCTACCACATTACCGTTTACATCTTCAACAGGGAAGGTTATACGATCGCGGAAAAAGTCGTAACTGCGGCCCTCAGCAGCCTGGATTATTCCCGCACTTTTTGCTGGCTCCAGCTTACCCGCCTCTATAATTGGACCCGTAATAAACTGGCCGCCTGCCGGGGCGTACCCTATGCCAAACTGCGCCGCTATCTCCGGGCTTATACCACGGCGGGCTATAAGCTGCAGCGCCCAGTGCTCAGCATTTAGCTTACCCAGTTGCTTGCGGTACTCGGTTGCCACGTTTTCCATAACGCGGTGCATTTCTGCCTTGTTATCGCGGCGGCGCTGCACGTCTTCGGTTACGGCTTCTTCCTGCATGGTAATTCCGCAGATATCGGCGATCTTTTTTACTGCCTCCGGAAAGTTGCAGAGCTCCTTAAGCATAACGAACTTAATGCCATCCCCTTTAAACTGGGTAGAGTAGTCTACCCAGTTGTTTTTTGATGGGCTTACCTTAAAGCTGGGAGTTTTATCTGACGGGTTAAAGGGCGATGAAGCCTCATAAAGCGAACCCGCGCGCTTTAACTGCACATAATGCCCGATAATGGTTAGGATATCAGCATCGCGAACGCGGTCTATAGAATTTTCGGTATACATGGTTTAGGGTAGTTGAAGTGGGGTAGAAGGTTTTAATACTCAGCATCCGGCAGAGCATCCAGCTCTTTATCAGAAAATGCAACCACTTCAATTTTTTCTACAGTATCGCCTACCTCTAAACTCTGCAGATAGCCCACCACGTCATCAGCCCAGTGCAATACTTTTGTAGGCGTAGCATCTCCATCAAATATGGAATACATCCTGTTTTTGCCACACTCTTCTTTAGGTACTGGCATAAATGATATAAGTGCGTTTGCCTGGTCAAGCGCATAATTCATGGTAGCTTCGGGGCCGGTGGTTACAAAATCATCCGGCTTTTCTATCTGGGCAGTTGTCCAGGCAAGGAAACCTGCTACGATCTGATCTATTGTGAAATATTTTGGTGTAGACATATATATGGTTGTTTTATTTGGCAAAGGCCATGGCTAATACTATTAGTGCGATGCCTCCCAAAAAGGCAATTATCATAAGGGCGCAACCTTTAAGCTCTGGGTCTGTATCATTTTCTTTCATAGTTTATATTTTAATCGCCCCAAAAACGGGCATTTGGTTAATGATCTGGCTAACGGCATCCTGTATCATGGCAAGGCGGCCGTGGTAATAATCTTTTAGTTTTTCTTTAAAAGCAGGGTCCCAATTGGTGGTTGGTACACGTTGCAGTTGCTCTTCTATGCGCAGGGCGCGGGTTTCAAGTGCTGTGTGGCGTGCCAGCAGGGTTTCGCTTTGTTCCCTGTCGCGCTTCCGTATTACATATAAGGCGGCCAGCAGGGCAATGGCATTATCAGGGCGGCCAAAATGGCGCAGTAACTTGCTGTATGCTTTGCCCAGATCATCCGTCTTATAAATACGCGCAAAGCTTTTCAGGGT